CAAAGGTTCGCCACCAGTCAGGATCAGATGCTTATCCGGACCAAACTTGCCGTCTGGAAGAAGCTCTTGCATACGATCTACGATTGCAGAAACTTCAAGCATTGGGCTAAGATGTTTGAATCTAGGATCCCATGAGGCATAAGAATCACAACCTGTATGAACAAGAGGTAGATCGTTATAAGAATCATAATTTGCTGGGTCAATCGCGAGACGTTCTTCAGATAGAGTGCCACGAGGCATGCTAAAGCCAGCACATTTAAAATTACAACCAAAAATCCTGAGAAAAACGCTAGGTGTTCCAAGATATTGTCCTTCACCTTGTAATGAATAAAATAATTCTGCTACTTTAATCTTTGACATTATATATCGCCTCTTTCATAAATTGCGCTATTACCGGCATGCTCAAACACTTCTACTGACTTTAACTTAACACCTACACCAACTGGATATCTGCCCGTATTATCTTTCTTCATATCCACGAGCATCGCGCTCATCGCATCAAAAGCAATCTTGGCAAAACCTTCACATCCAACGCTATCGACAATACGAAGATCAACGATGCCATTATCATTGAATCCGCCTTTAATCATATTGAGTTGCTTAAACGTTTCTAGGTGCGGATCATCTTTTGCAATAATCAAAGTGTGGTCAAACATATGATCAGCCCATTCTTTAAACTGCTTTAGGCCTCCAAAATCCATCACCCAGTTACGATCATCTAATGTTTCTGATTGAAATGTCAACTTGATGCCGATAGAATACCCATGGAGAGTAGAGCAATGAGAATGTGTCGCTTTCCATTGACGAAAGCAACAACTCAATCCACGATCAGTTCCATATGTTTTTGTTGAGAGATATCTCTTAGACATGTATTGTCTCCTATAGAATAAATTTAATATTAACTATGATATAACAGATTTTATAGTTTGTCAAGTCATATATTCTATTTAGAAACTTTTGCCACCTGCAGCCATGCGATTTTGTAGCTGGTGATCAGCTCTATTTGCATTGTAGAGATGCTTATCAGCAATTGCACCAGCGACGTCTAGATCATACAAACCTGCCATATCAAGGATACGGATGATGCAATCCGCGAGTTCTACTTCGAGCATCTTACGTTCTTTGAGGTGATCGTCCATGAGGTCTTTTCTAGCTCCTTCGAGAGCCTCAGACAACTCAGAATGACATAGAGCGATTAGAGTACCTACTTCACGTTCTCTATTATGCCAACCCATGTCACGAGCTTGTCCATGGAGCTTATTCTGGATGCTCGTAAGAGCAGCAACTTCTTCTAAACTAATTTTATACTGGTTCATCAGATTTTCCCTTCTCATTTTCAATTGCTGCTAAAAGCATCCTATTGACCTCAGCGTTGATCTGCTCTTCTAATTCCTGAGGAACACCTTCTTTATTGACTTTTGTTGCTTTTCCATTATCAATCTTGTATATGTCAACTAACACATACATATCACCTTTTTCATCTTCTTGTACGAATTCACCTGGCGGGAAGCATATCATATACTCTCCCAGTCTAAATCCTTCTAAACTACTTATATTGATATTTTCATCCATTGTAATATCCTTTTAATGCTTTTTCTCTATGATATCTATTAGCCCTATTAAAAAATAAAATTCCGTCTAAATGATCTAATTCATGTTGAAATGTCCTTGCTGTAAGACCATCAAATTTCTTAGTAACTAACATTCCTGAAGGTGTTTGAAATCTAACTCTAATTTCGTTTGGTCTTTTAACTTTAACTGTGATTCCAGGAAAAGATAAACAAGCTTCATCCATTAATGTAACATTATCGCTATGGTATACTATTTTAGGATTAAAACAAACAAAATTTTCCGGATAACCTCGCATAGCAAATGCTCTATAACGTAAACCAACTTGATTGGACGATAGACCAACGCCATTGAAACTATTCATGGTTTTTAATAATTCAGTTGCAAGTTCACCAGGAGATATTGGAGAATTATCAAAATCAAACTCAGGTACTGGAGTTGATAGAATAGGATTAGGATACTTTACTAATTCCATCATACCCACTCCTCTGCAATACCAACAAGTTCAGCAACAACAAGCAATACAGCAGTAACTTCTGCTACAAAATAACCTGCAGCCAATCCGCCAAAAGCAACTATACGAATAGCACTCTTGACATATGACATATAGGTATGCCACTTACGATATCTATCTTCAAAATCACTCATAATATCTTCCTTATCATACGAATGCTATTGATGGACATTTAGGCATATAACAAACTATATTATGCATTTTATTCACACCACATAAAGGACATTTAAAATAATCAGGATTTGTATTCTTCATTGGATCTTGAATATAGAACTTCACTGCTGCATTGTACCCGTCTTTATAACCTTGCGAATACGACTTAACATTAATAGTAGTCTCTGTTTCTTCTAATTGATATTCACTCATGCTGCCACCTGACTAAAGTTTTTTATCTTAGCAAACTTAAGAACATTGCTAAACTTATCTACTAATTGATCAACCTTATGACTAATGATAAAGGTATTCGTATCCTGTGTCAAGTTATTTAAAATCTTTAGAAACTCATCAGTGCCATTGCTATCAAGAGAACCATCAAGCACTTCATCCATAATGAGAAGATTAGTCGATGCCGAGTTTCTAAGTTTTGCAATAGCCCTCCAAGTAAATAATATCGCGAGGTTGATTCGCATAAGTTCTCATTCAGTTCAAATTGCACGAAGAAATCCATTGCTGACAGGTATTTATTGATCAACTTATTGATCACAGGAATATACTGCTTGATGATCCTCGCTTTGATCCCATTGTCTTTCAAGATCACAGATGCGATAGTGTATGCTTCCTTATCCTTCAATATATCGCTCTTCAATTCTACTTGCTGATCGATGAGCAATTCGAGCTCTTTCATCCTATCATCATTGATGATGAAGTCATCTGTCTTGATCTGAAGTTCAGAGATGTCTTTAGCGATCTTCTTGCACTGCTGTACTAGCCCTGTGATGTTATTCAGATGAGTTATCTTTTGAATATTGAGTGTGCTAATCTGTGTAAGTACGTTAGCAATCTCTTGAATTCGTGCTTGGATTTTTTGTATCTCTTCACGTATCTGGGTAACACCGTCGGTCGTCTCTTGAAATTGATTTTGTTTAGTCGATACAGTCTCACATTTAAAGGTATTATCAATCCCCTGTTTACAAGTAGGACAATTGTCATGCGAGTTGAAGAAATTGATTTCTTTCTCGAGTTTGGACAACTTATCGTTAAGCTGTCCTTCGAGTACCTGTAACTTATTTTGTTTGCTGTTGACTTGTTCTTGATCTTCGACTTGTTGGCTAAGGGCCAGGATCTGTTGTTCTGTGTCATCGACTTGTATCTTTTCTGCATCGATCCTATCCGTTATCTGTTTGAGCTCTTGCCTGTATTTCTCAATCTGCTCTTCATTATTCTTTTGCAAGGCAGCAATATGCTCATGTTGCATCTTTATCTTCTCAGATGTCAAGTCATACTGATATTCTACTTCTAAGAGCTGAGCATTATTGTTGGTTATCTTTTCTTTTAACAGGCTATTCATGGTAGAGAAGATCTGAATATCAAGGAGATCCTCGATGACTTCTCTACGTGACGCCGCTGCTAGTTGCATGAACGGGACAAAGGATGCTGATCCAAGGACGACGACTTGACAGAAGCTCTTATGATTTAATTTCAAGATTTGTTTTTCTAAAACATCTTGATAATCTCTAGATGCCGCATCTTGGCTAAGCAACTTCCCGTTGCTATACATCTCAAAGATGTTAGGTTTCAATCCGCGGATGATCTTATATTTAGATGATCCGATATCAAACTCCAACTCGACAATGAGATCTTTCTTATTGATAGAATTCAATAGTTGAGGCTTATTGACTTTTCGGAATGGTTTATTGTACATCGCAAAGGAAAGCGCATCCAAGATTGTGCTCTTGCCTGCGCCATTCTCACCAACGATCAGAGTAGTATTATTCTTATTTAATTCTATCTCTGTAAAACTATTACCAGTAGAAAGGAAGTTCTTGTATCGTATTGTCTTAAAATAAATCATCTGTAATCACTCGGGAACATAAAGAATTTTTTTGCATCACGCTGCTCAGCAGTCATAAGAGGAACAAATAAAGTATACCCCTGTTTAAAAGATTTAAAATCTACATAAACAAAAGCCCTCATATTACCTTTGCGTCTAGTTTTGTACGTATTAATTACGTTTATCAATCCAATAATCAAACTCTTACACCTATCATTTCAACTTCAGAATCTGTCTCTATCCAGAGCTTTGCACCACAAGGACGTGGCTTATCCGGACGATATACCATACGAGATGGTCCTTTAATATCAACTTCCATGCAATATTGAACCTTGCCGTTTTCTTCTACACGGACGACAGGTTCGCTATTGCTATGCTTAGCATTCT